TCCTCTAATATCCAATCCATCAAATAAAACCCAAACCACAACGACGCATAACGCCACGTTGACCGGGCGATTGGATAAAACGTTTGTCCGAAAATGGAATAGGGCGGCGCAAAATACTTTCCGTTGTCCGCTAATCCCCACTCGGTCGGGGTGTCTGAAAAGTTGTTTGAAATAAACGCCACGTCGATTGCGTAACCAATCGCACGCCTATAATTACGGTTATTATCAACTATATCATCGGCGGGCAATGGATATGTATTAAGGTCGTCGATTTTCTCCACGTCGCACAAATACCGGGCATATATATTATAACTTTTCATATCGGCGTGCATTGTTCCGGTTGCCCCGGAACCCTCAACGGCGGTTAAATCAAATTCCAACGTATCAAACGGTTCCTGCGTTACCTTTTGATAACGAAACATTACCGTATCGTCGGATTGTTTCCGTATTTCAACTACAGCAATACCAAACGGCAACCCCCCGTTTATTCGTTGTTGTGAAATATAGATATAATAATTAACATTCAATTCCGGGTATAATTTCCCCTCGAATACGTCCGCACTTGCACCCGTCGCCATTCGTCCGGTATAAAGCCCGGATATTACCGCCGGGGAACCGTTGGACGTAATTTGTATTTCTTTCAATATATTGCACAAAGCAAAATGATAGGTTTGTACTAATGCGTTTTGGTCGGTCGTGGCGTTTGCGTCTTGTTCCCAATTCGTACCGCCCAAAAAACAAGAAACAACACTATCCCCCGGAACGTATATTTGAATTAATGGACGCTTGTTTATCGTTATCCGTTGTATTGTCGGGGCTAACGTTATTAAATTGTATTCCTTTTCCAACCCCGCCAACACGTCGTTATAATCGTCGATTGCGTCCGGTTGTACAACAACCTTTTTATCGTAATCGGTAAACGTGCAATCGGTTTTCATAAACTTGCCTTGAAAGTATTGATACCACGTGCGCCCGCCGTCATCGCTCTTTTCAATGCAATACAAAAATTCATTGTCGAACGATTGGTTATTAATATAGTCGTAATCGTCCCGGACAAAGGTTATTTTGCCGGATAACTTGGCACGATAAAACCGTTGGTTGGTTTCTAATTCATACTCCTTTGCCAAATCGTCCTTATAAATCGGATGCACGGTTTGACCTTGTAAGACGTTCGGGGCGTCCAATGTTCCCAATCTTAACCATGCCGTTCCGTTTGCGTATTCTGATTTTCTTATATTTAATCGGATATATACGGCATTATTAGGTATATCAAATTCCGTATTATTAGCGGGTGGGTTACTTCCCCAACCGCCAATTACTTTTTTATTACTATCATAAAATACTCCCCCCATTTCCGGGGTGAAATTTTGATATAATTTCCGGGGATATACATCACGGATTGAAATAAATGTACGTGTATAATAATAAGTTATATTATTTCCTTCTATATTTCCCGTACTGCTATTTATCGCCCCACTTGCTAAAAACGCATTTACAAATGAATGTCTATAAATCGGGTTCATATCAATTTTTAATTTTACGTGTCAAATTCTTGTAAACCTCAATAACATTGCCGTTGCCATCGACGTAACGACGGCGGCGGTTTTGTTCCTTAATCTCCCTTACATCGTCTTTTAAATCCCGCAAATCCGGTGCGTTATTTTGTTGAACCGTTACATTAACGCCGTCGGTATTGTAGGCATTAAGGTACTTTTGGGGGAATGTTCCCCGGTTCAAACTATTTATTACGTCCGGGATTAAACGACGGAAACGGCGGGAATTACGTTTATTGATAACGGCGAAAAATTCCCCGCCCTCGGCACGCCTCCGGGTTCCATCCGGTTTGGTTCCTAAATCCACGTCGTCCCCAGATTGGTGGGAACCGCCCGCCAACAATTCAACCGTACCATCGCCGTAACTTTCCGAACCCCCGGCGTTGGCTGATTTGGATAATTGGGCGGCTTTGATTTTGGCGGCGGCAAAGGAACCCCACATTATAGCAATTGCCGGGATTGCAAACGGGAACCCCAATTGCGACCAAATCAAAGCGGACGCCGTTACAAGGTTTCCAATTTGTTGTATCGTTTGTATTGCCGCCTGTGCTTTCTGTGCCTTTTGTTGCTCCTTTAGGGCTTTTTCTTGGTTCTTTTTCGCAACGTCCAATTCCTTTTGAGCCATTGCAACGTTATTGGCGTAACCGTTCGCCCGTGCCTCTAATTCCGCATCTAATCGGCGTTGGCTTGCGTCAACCTCTTTGTCGGCGGCGGAAACGGCGGCGTCGGCGGCTTGTACCTTTGCATCCAAAAAACCGTTTAATTGCTCAATGGCAAAGGAAACGGACGTACTTATTGCCTCCTTTTGGTCGTCGTCCAAATTCAGCCCGAACAATCCGTATATGTCGTTACCCCGTTCGTCGCCTTTGCTTTTCTCTATTTCTTGGTCGATTTTCGCAATGGTATTTTCGATTGTCTTAACCTCGGCATCCGTCATTTTAACCCCGGCGGCTTTGTTCAACTCTAAAATCTTTTGCAACCGTGCCTTTTCTTGCGCTAACCGGAACCGGGTTTTGCGTTCCTCGGAATTGCGGATTAAATCAAACTCGGACGCCTCCAACGCTTGTGTTTGGTCGAATAGCATTAACGCCCGTTGTCGGTTTAACTCGGTCGTTTGCTTCAATACCTCGGCATCATATTTGGCGTTAATATCCGCCTCGGATTGGCGCACGTCCTCGGCTAATTGCCTATTTTGTGCCAATTCGATTGCCCGTTGTTGCTGTAACAACTGAATACGCAAATTTATTTCCTCCTGCGAACCCTCACGGGCGGCGTCTAATTGTAATTGCGTCCGGTCGGCGGCGGCTTGCATTTGGTCTATTGTAATTTGGTCGTTCAATTCGCCCAAACTCTTTGCGTATTGTTGTTGCAAAAGTAATTGTTGGTTAAGCAATTCGGCAACTTGCGTTTCAGTTAATCCCCGCTCGGTTTCTAACCGGGTGTTAATGTCCTGTATTTGCCTTTCATACTCAACCCGCAATTGTTCCCGTTGCTTTTCCGCCCCCTCTGCCATCAATGCAATTTGGGCGTCCTGCGTTGCCCGTTGTGCGGACAATTCCGCCGCCCGTTGTTGGTTGGCAATATCTACCATATCAACCGCCAATTGTTCCCGTAATAAAACAATTTGGTCGTTTAACGCTTTGCGTGCCTTAACCGTTAAATTGGTTTCCGTCCTCAACTGCAATTGTATGTCGGCAATCGCACGGGCGTTGGCGGCTTGACGTTGCGCCCGTTGTTGGTCGAATGAATTTTTAATTAAGGCAATCCGGGCGTCCTCGGCTTTGCGCAATATATCCGTTTCCGCTTTGGCGGCGTTCCGGTTTTCGTTTGCTCTTTGGGCGGCTTGTATTTTCCTTTCGGCGTCCAAATCCGCCCCCTCGGTTTTTAGATTAACGGCAATGTCAACCGCCCGCCCGGTATTATCTATTTGACCCTGTACGGCTTCAATTGCTTCATCAACCTTGACTTTATCAATTTTACCGTCTAAATCAACATCAATATAAACTTTCTTATCCCCACGGGCTTTGGCGTTATTCAACTGCAATAACATATCGTTTAATTGCTTCAACTTTGCCCGGTTTGCCTCCAAATCGTTTAATTCTTGACCGTAAAAACCAACGCTTTTATTATGCGCCTTTGTGCGCTCGGCTAATATTTCGTCCTCAATCTTTCGGGTTTCAGACAATGAAGCGTTACGGGCTTTAGCAATGTTTAATTCCCGGTTCAATTGGGCGACACGTTCGTTGCTAACCCGGTTCATTTCGGTTGCCTCGGTTTCCAAATAATCCAACCACGCCTTTTGCGCCTCGTTAAGTTTTTGTTGGTTCTTTGCCGATTTATCGGTATTAGATGCAAACAGAACTAAAGCCCCCACAACCGTAACCAATGCCAACGCCAAAAGAACATACGGATTTGCGGCGGCAATCAGATTGAAAGCCTTTTGCGCAATTGTAGCCGCCAATGTTGCCTTTGTTCCCTGCATGGTAACAAGGCGGTTATAAACTTGCGCTTTGCTCAATGCCGCCATTTGTAGCCGGGAAATACCCAACATAATTGCGGATTGTTTTTGTACTGCGTTTTGTATGGCTTGCACCCCGGTTGTAATGGCTATTGCTGCCTGTAACTTCTTTTGCGCTTCTTGTACGTCCTCACTTTCCGCCCCGAACAATTCCATTGCCCCGGTAAATGCGGCGAACCCACCGGACGCACCAGCCGCCAAACCTAATACGGCATCCAAATTGGACGTATCGGACGCCATGCGGGTAATTTCATCGGTCGCATCCTTAACCGCATCTCGTAACATTGCGGTTTCTTTGCTCAATTGCTGATATTCGGCGGTTCCTTGTTTGCCCTCCAATCGTAACAATGCTAATTGCTTCGTTTGGTTCTCTATTTGGGTCGTCAACCCTTTTGCGGCGTCGGAATAGTTACCCACGTTTAACGACGTTTTCCCGGTCGCTTCCTGCAACCGTTTCATTTCCTCGTAAATCGCTTTTGTTTCGGCAACCAATTTGCGCCCCTCCTCGGTCGCCTCCCTTTCCTCAACCGTCATATTATTGAGGTATATTTTATTGATTGAGTATTGAGCGGACAAACGATTATATGAACCCTCGGCGGATTTGTTCAACCGGGTTGTCAACTTGTTTAATTCGTTCGCCTCTTTTTGCGCTTGCTTCAATTCCGCCAACCGTTTTGCGTTCTCGCTTTCCGCAAATGCCAAATCCTTTGCCGCCCGTGTCAATTTGTCGGTATCGGCGGACGCCCCCCGGATTGTTTTACGTCCGTTTTCGGTCGCCCCGCTTACGCCCTCCAATGCAGCCTTAACCGTTATCGCCTCACTCTTTATATTTTTTAGAGTGTTCATATAGGCGTCGGAAAGTTGGTCTAACTGATTAATCAACTTTGTAATCGAATCGTCCGGGCTTACAAGGTCGCTATATTTTATAGGGTTGTTATTATCTGCCATACTTAACGTTATTTGCGGGCAATTTGCCCCGTATTAAATTATCTTTTCTTTTCCATGTAGTCAATCAACCAAAGAAAAACAACGCCGCAAATCGCCTTATTTGACGCCGTTTTTATTTTTGGTTGGTTTCAACAACTCCTTTATCCGCTCAAATGCGTTGTAATACTCCAATACGGTGTATTTCTTTGGTTCCGGTACGTGCAAATGTTGCGATATGGTTAAACACATATTTTCAAATTGTTTATCGTACTGAATTTCCATGTTATCGGAACCGCTAAAAACAACCGGGCGATTATATAACAACAACATCGTCGTTATTTTATCAATTTCCGCCCGTTTGTCCTCTGTATCGCCGTTTATAATCGCATCCAACATTAACATTGTCCGGTTACGCAATTCGTCGTAATACTCTTTAACCGTCGCATCGTCGAACAACCGGGGGAAATACATTTGCAATTCTTCATCTATTTTTTTTTTGACCGCTTCCATTTGGGCGGTCAACTCTTTAACGGGAACATCGCCGAACATATCGACGACCTTTTGCAATCCATCGTCGGATAAATCGTTGTACGGTTCCCCGTCGATTGATTTAACCAAGACGGCAAACGCCAAATGCTTTGGGCTTATTCCGGTTTGAATGAAATACACGTTTTGCCGCATATTATCCAATTCGATTGCCGCCAATTCGGGGGTTTTACTCCGGGCGTATCTTATCGCCTTTTCAATATGCGTGTCGAAATCCTGCAAATCGGAACCAATCCCGGCATCAACTAACAACATTTTGTTGTACTTATGAAATCGCAACATCGGCAATTCGTCGATAGCGTCGTATATCTCAACGGTGCGTTCTCCTATCTTAACGGTTTTCATAGCAAAAAACGGGTTATCATTGTGGAACAAAAGGGAACCAACAACAACGTCGGGTTCCCGGTGCATATAGCAAACAGGACGGACAAAACGACCCCCGCCCACCATGATAAGCAAAAGCCGCAATTGAACATCTTAACAAAAAAGTCGTTGCCGTGAACTTGGACGTACTCAATAACGCCCCACTTTTTTAACAGGGTCAACAGGAACGCCGCCACGGTTGCCACGACCAAAACCCAAATAATGAAAGTTACCATATCGTTAAATGTTACAAGGTTGATTAACTGACAATACACCCTCAAAGCGAAAACCGCCGAACGGGTGCATTAAAAATTGATTATCTATTTCGTCCAACGTAAACCCACGGTACACGTTTTCCGCCAACTCATAAATCCGGTTTATTACAATCGTCCCGTCTTTCAGCCAAAAACCGCCATTTAGGACGGTCAATATTTCGTTCTTCAATGCCTCGGTATTCCGGTTGTTGAGTTGACCGGGGTAAACCTTGCGCAAATCGAACCAAACAATAAGGGAAAACGGGGCTTTAATCTCGCTTTGCTCTTTGGGAACCCAACCGACCGTTTGCGGGTCGTCTATCCAAAAGAACGAAAAATTGCCAATATTGGCATCCGGGGAAACGTCGATATAATCGTTGTTGCCTCTCCATTCCGTCCCGCCCGCATATACGTTCGGGGTATAATAGCGTTTGCCCTGTATCACTTTGGCGATACGTTGCGCCCGCCCAAATGCGACGTCCAACCAATCGACGTTATCCATTAACCCGGTTTGTATGTTCCCCAAAACCCGGTCGATTAAAACCGGGTTGGGAATTATAGGGGTTGTTCTCTTATTCGTTGCCATATAATACATTTTTTGCTTTCTTCATTAAGTCCGGGAATATATATTGCCAAATCAACGCCGCAATATTTTCGTCCGTCAATCCCAATATTTGCCGCCCGTACTTTTTTATTAAGTCCTCCGTTTTGAAATCCGACGCCTTTATTTCAAATTGTTTGTCGCCGACTTCCAAAAAAAACGACGCTTCAAAATCCCCGGTATCCCGTAACGTTACCCGGTTTGTCGGTTGTCCCTTTTCCTCCTTTATGGCTATCGTCAACGGCGAATACGGGGCGTAATCCATAATATCCACGCCCAAACGGTTAATACCCTGTTCAAACAATATAGGCGTCATTGTCCCAAATTATTTGTTGAATGTATGCGCCGGACGATAACCCGTTGTTGAACGTGGCAACCCGGTTGCGTAAATCCTGTATTGACTTTAACCCCGCCATAATCTTACGTTGTCCGGTATTTTACACCGTGGTTATTACAAGTAAGGCAAATACGGTCGATACCCTGCGTATCCAACCGCAACGCCTCGTATGCTTTTTTAAGGTCATAACCCAAACCGCTGGGGCGACCCTCAACGTTGCCGTCCAACTCGTAAAGAATTTCCAACCGGGTTGCGTTTACTTGGTTCCGGTTTACCTTAACATCGGGGTTCATTGCCAACGTGCGCAACATGATTGCGGCGACCTGTCGTTGGATAACCGTTTGGAAAATCTGCCTTTCCTTAATGATAAAATCCGTTAGGTCGCAACCAACGGTTATTTCGCAATTCAACCCGTAATTCTGCGTATTGGTGTACATCGTCAACGCAATATCCCACAACTCCGGGTATTCGTCGAATGTTTCCGGGGCGTTCATCATAAACGGGGATACCTGTAAATACTTGGTTATTTCCCGCCAACGCTCCAAATCGACGTAACCCGTACACGTCCCGCACGGCTCCCGGCTCCAATCCTTTGTCATGTTAATTGCCTGCATCCCGGCGGGCAAATCGTTTTGGTTGTAACAGAGGAACCACGACCCCCCGGCGTTGTTTCCGGTACTGATATACGGCAAATAACAATCTTTCAACGGGAACCATTGAAAACCGCCGTTTGTCTGCGTAAAATTCAAATCAAACGTCTTTATAGGGTCAATTTGGGACGAATGGAAAAGATACATACGAACAACCCCGGTTGCGCCCGTCATTTGCAACCCGATTTGCTCGATTTTCATTGTTACGCCCATAGAACGAACCGGGACAATTTCAAACCCGACTAATTTATGATTATTCGGCAACGTCGCCCGGATACGTCCCGCACCGTCAAAGAACGTGCGCCGCTCCAACAGGTTCTTTGTTTCCTTATCCAATCCCTTTATTTGCGTGAATGTTTGTACCATTTGGGCGATACCGTTACGGGTCAACCTTTCCAAATAGTCGGATAAATAGTTGTATTCGCCCCAATCCGGGTTTCCATAATCGTTGTTGAAATCGTCGTTAAAATCACTTGCGACGGGTTCGACATTTTGGTTGTCCCGGCGGGCAATCCATACTTTGCCATTGTGTCGCACTTTCGCACCTGTTTTGTATTCCGGTATCATATTCCAAACCGGATATTGAAAAACGAAATCATCCGGGACGATTGCCCGGACATTATCCAAAGTAACAAGGGGGTGCGCACCTTGAAACGTCAAACCGCTTTCCGTCTGCGTTAAATTGTCGTCTATCGCCTTTGCCGGGTCGTATGATTGTTCCCACCCGACGACGTGCAATAATGCGTCCTGTATTTCTTTTAATCGGTACATCTGCGTTTGAAATAAATAAGGGGGCGGGGATAATCACCCCGTCCCCTCGGTTTAACAATTCGTTATGCTCCGGCGTTATGCGCCCGCACCTCCGGCGGGAAATTCCCCGGCGTTGGTTACATATACGGGCATTCCTAACGGTTCGTTCGGATTGCGTGCTGCAATCTCGGCTTTGATAATCGGATTTGCCACGGTGTCCGGCTTGCTGTTATATGCTACCATGTAGGCAACATCAACGCTAAATCCGAAATACTCCTTAACGGCACACGTCAAATCGGCGGTTGCGTCGCCCATAATCGCCGATTGGTCGCCAACGGCGGTGTAATAGTGCGAACCAACGGGCAAATCAATGTACGGCAAACGTACAACGTCCCATTCGTGGAAATTCGCACGGGTGCGGCGGTATGCCTCACGGTCAACACGGGTTAAGATACCAACGTTTCCATCGGCAACGGCAAACATTGTTCCCATTTTACCCGCTTCGTCTGTTACGTTGTTAGTATAATGCAATACTTTGTTGTCGTATTCCATGCGCTTATTAACGTCGTTGTAAACGCCATGTTGCGCCAACTTGCGTATTAGGCTATCAACCCCCGCATTTGCGATAAGGTGGATATATTCCGGGTAACAATTCGCCCGCATGATTGGGTTAATGTCGCCCAAAATCTCGGTTGCCATTTGGGTTGGAACTTGTACCACGTTTCCGGTCTCCGTGTAGTTGAGCAAAGTTTTGAAAACCTGCGTTTTGTTCGCTTCCAATGCGGCAACGGCTCCTTTATCCAAAGCATCCGCTAACGCACGGGTTGTTTTCTCCATTTTACGCATAAAATCGTGTTGGTACGAAATCTCATTGTTTGAGTATGCCGCCGGAACCATTGTAAACCCGATTGCATAAGTAGCCCAAACAAGCGTTACCAATGCGGACGTATTTTCATTATCAGCAATAACGCATGAACGCACGTTGCTAACTTGTACGTTTTCGTCATAATTGATAACCGGAACTTGTACCGTGTTGCCGATACTTACTAACGCCCTATCTCTCAAATTAGGGCTAATGATTGAGTTGGGGGCGTTGGTTTGCTCAATAAAGAAATCCAATGCGCCGTACTCACACGGGCGGAACATATTACGGTCTAACTCCGGGTTCTCTATCCGCCAATTCTGTACTCTTGTTGCAATTAAACTCATCGTTTAAAAAATTAAATTGTTTATAAATGCGGGTTTACCCTTTACCCGTGTTGTCTTTTACTTTTCCGGTAATGCGGCAATATTGTTGTCCTGCCATGCCTGTTTCATTCCGGCGTCAAATTCAGCCGTTCCAATCTGCAAACCTTGTTGTTGCAAAGTGTTGGCGATTGCGTCGTATGCCTCAACCCTCGTTTTTGCGCCGGATATATCAACGGTAACATTACCGCCTGCACCGCCGCCCGCCGGGGGATTGGTTCCGCCGCCCGCCGCTTGGCGTCCTTTATCCAAAATACCCATTGTTTCCAATTCACGGGTCAAAAGGTCGCCGGGGGTGTACGGGTTCAACTGATTGTTCGGGTTGCGCATGATTGCGCCGCTTTCGTCCTTAAAAGCAAGGATTTTACCGCCTTTTCCGTCGTCGATATATTCGGGGTTCATACCCTTAATTTTGTCGATTGCTTGCGCTAACAAAACCTTTGTTGCGCTTTCGGGCAATCCCGGTTTGAATTTCAACCCGGCGGTTGCGGTCTGCAATGCGCCCTCGATACGGACGCCGAATAATTCCGTTTGGAATTTCTTTTCGGCTTCATCGTACTTCTTTTTGAGGTCGTTAAACTGCGTTGTTACCGCCGTCAAATCGGCTTTCGCCTGTTTCAAAGCCTTTGCGGTTTCCGCATCGCTCGCACCGTCGGCAATTGCTTTTTCCAAACGTGCCTTTTCTTTCGTCAGACTGTCGATTTGGGTTTGCAATGCGCTTGCGCTTTCCGCTTTGGTTTTGAACTCGGCGACCACACGTTTTGCGTAATCAAACGTTTTTTCGGTTCCGTTCTTTGGGATACCGGACGCTGCCAAAATATCGGCATCCAATCCGCCGTAAATTTCGCCCGTCTTTTTGGCGATAACGCTATTTTCGTCGTTGGCGGACAATGTTGTAATTGCCGCAATTTGTTCGTCCGTCAAACCGGACAAAGCCGCATTTGCAATTAAAATTTCTCTCGTTAACATAATTCTTTCCCTTTGAATTAATTAAATGCGATTGCTGCTACTGCTCCGCTGTTTGCGTTAATGATATGAATTGTGTATTTTGGCGAATCCCCGGTTGTGTCAACCAACCAACTAACAACACGTGCATGGCTGATTTTATTTTCAACCTCTTTTGTTACCAAAATGACGTCGGCAATTGTTCCGCCCTCAATACATTCAATCAACTTTTTCTTTGTTGCGCCATCCAATGCGGCGGCGGTTGTTGATACTTCAATAACCAAATTGTCCTGCTGTGCAATCTGTGCCATAATCGTATTTTTAATAGTTTAATACTCTGTTACTTTTTCGCTCCGGGTTTGTCCTCGGCTTCTGCCTTTGCCTTTGCATCGGCTTTGGTTTCTTTGGCGGGTTCCGCCGGGATAACTCCCGCCGCTTTCAATTCTGCCAAAATCTCGGCTTTCAACGCTGCCTTTTCCTCGGCACGGGCTTTGGCGTCCGCCTCGGCTTTCGCTTTGGCATCGGCTTTGGCTTTTTCCTCGGCGGCTTTGGCTTTTTCTGCCTTTGCCTTTTCGTCCGCCTCGGCTTTCGCTTTGGCATCGGCTTTGGCTTTTTCCTCGGCGGCTTTGGCTTTTTCTGCCTTTGCCTTTTCGTCCGCCTCGGCTTTCGCTTTCATGTACTCGTTGGGGTCGTGCAATACGGTAATCGTGTAACCCTGCTTTTTCAGATTGTCGGCAATGCTGTTTTCATAACCCTTTTTGCCGAACTTCTGAATACGGGGAATTGATAACCGTTTGCCCGTTTCGCTGTCGAATTTCTTAATTTCGATAACGCAATGATACAAATGTTTCTCATTGTCCGGGACAATGTAGTTTTCGGGCGTAACGTCGATAATCGCAACGTCTTTAGTTTTGCCCTCGCTTACTTTCACTCGCATAATCATTAAATTTACTTGTTATAAAATTTATCTTAGAGTTGAACGGCATATTATACCCAAACTCTAACACGTTCAAATATTCACGTTCAAATCTGCGTACAAAGTTAGCAAAATTCAACTTTATACGCATATCGTTTTCGCTGATAATCTGTTTGTCGTACAAATCCAATACCTCGTTACGGGTCAAATGTCGGTACGGTTCCAATTCCGCCAACGTCAACATACGTTGCAATTGGGTTGGATTGTTCCGGTATTCCGTTTCGATAATTTGGTTTTGTAGTGCGTCTAATTCCGCCTCGCTTGCGCCGCTTTCCTTTGCTACCTTGTAACGTTCCCGTAACTCCGTTGCGTTGGATAAATAAAACTCCGTGCCGTAATTGACTTTTGCAGAAACGAACAAACCGCCATACCTCAAACGGCAAACGGTTTCATCGACGAATTGTTGCGCCGCCTCAAATCCCTTTTTTACCCGGTTTAATACCGTGCTTTGGCTCTCAAAATTCGCCTGTATTTGTTGCTCGTTCAATGCGTCCCGTGTGGTTATTTCCTCGTTGGTTCCAACAACCGACGTAATAATGTCATTCTTTAGGCGGTTTTCTTCCTCAACGTTATAATCCAAACTCCCACGGTCAACGGTTAGCATTTGCACCGGGTTACGCAAATCGGGTTGTTTATCCCCGTCCGGTATTGGTATTTCAACGAACGAACCGACGCCGTTAATACGACTATCCCCGCATTTGGGGCAACGCATCAAAAGCCCGGCGGCGTCCAATCTGTAAAACCCTTGCTTGTCTTTCAAAAACCCACCGTCGCAATAATCGCCATTTTCGCCGTTACTGAAATCGCAACTTTGTTCATACCCGGAATAAATCGGATATGCACCGTATAAATCTAAATGTCGTTTACTGATATGGTAAAACAAAAACCAATCCAACGCCTCCAATTGCTTGGTTAGCGGGGATTGCTTAACGTCGGGTTCCGATAAACTCAACGGTTCGTTCCAAAAGAAACGGGCGGGACAATAACCGACGTCGTGCGGGTTATCAATCAGCAATTCGCCGATATTGTAGTTTTTGTCCTCTCTGAAAACTCTATAACGTTCGTCGTCAATTACTGCGATACGTTCGCCGTCCTGCCTAAATATGATATAATCCATTACCCCCGTTGTCGGGTTGGCTCTGTAATCAATCACGGATGCAATAGGCAACCAATAGAAATACGGTTGCGGGTATTTGTCGGCGGGGTTTTGTTCGCTCGGCATATCGACAATTAGAACGCTATTTATTTCGGTTTGGAAAAACTCCCATCCTTTTGTGCTCCAAATTTCCGGCTCATGTAGTACGTCTTGGCGGTAATACTCCCAATCGTCCCTTTGTTCCGGGTTTTGGAACTGATAATTGAACGCCGGGTTACGACCGTCAAAAATCCGGCTCAACTTATCAAAACAAACGCCCGTTACCTCGTTTGTCTTAACGGGGTAACGGAACAATGTTTTGAACATCTTAAACTTATCATGCGGCAATAGGTTAGAAACAAATGCCATAAAGTCCGTAATCGGTTGGCAAATGTCAAACGACGTAATGCGGGTACGGGCGTGAAAATTAATGCGTTGTTGATGATAAACGGCTTTGTTTATCGTCTTACGCTTTTTCGGCTCCGTTATCCGTTTTTTTATTTCGTCTATACTCAATCCCATTGTCGTTGGTAAATTTAAAATCGCTGTCTTTAGGTAACTGCCAACCGCCGTTGTTTGGCATCCGCAACAACCGTTCGGCGTGCTTAATCTCAAATTCTTCGGTCAAACCATGCGGCGGACAAACTAATTTAACCTTTGTAACCTTTGCCGCCATATCGTCAACCTCCTACGTTTGCGGGTTTCAAATCGGTTAGCGGGTTGAAATCCGGGGCAATAATTGTGAGGTTGTCCGAATAGTTCGGCAAAAACGTCCATTGTATTGCGTTGCTGTCCGGGGCTTCTAATCCGCCGTGCGTTTTGTCCCCAATGAACAAAGAACGAATTGGAATAGGATAATACGTTGTCGGGGTCGTTTCGTCTTGTATGGCTTCAATACTTCCGTTTTCGTCAAACAGATAGACGCCCAAATTGTCCGCCCAACTTTCGCATTGCAATTCTTTCATTGCCTTAATTACTGATTGGGGGATTTTACGCATTACGCCCGTGAACGGGTTAGGTTCACGCCCTATAATTTCCTCAACGCCTCCCAATGTTTCGTTACCGCCGCCAAAGGTTCGGGCGGCTCCGGCTTCGTTGGTCGGGGCTTGGATATACGGGGAAACAACAATCTTTGTACTATTAGCCGCCGACAATAACGGCGCCCATGAAGCAAGCAAAGTAATTGCCTTTTCGTTCGTAAAACTGTTTTTGCTTCCATCGTCTTTGGTTAGACGCTGAAACGCTACCTTTTGGATTTGCCCGAAACTTTCGGCGCATTTTACGGCGGGAATATCGGGCAATGAAGCCGCCGCCGGACACTTACAAGTAATCATACTCTTAAAATTTTAACGTTAAAAATTACATTTGTTACCTCGTTGGGCTGTCCCTTTGCCCTCTGTATTACTTCTACGTTGCAAAGTTATAAACTTTTTCCGTTATAAACTTGCATATATCAATTAAATTGTTAGTTACGACGTTTAACGCCTCGGTTGGCGTGTGCGTATGGTTGTATATTACCGTCGGCAATCTCTTTTTCGTAAATCCCGGTTAATCCGTCCTCCGGGTCGTCGTGCGTGTTCGCATCGAAATTGCGCAAAAAGGTTGTAACATGGTCGTAAATCGCTTTGTACCGGGTTTCCCAACCGAACGGCATAATAATACTTTGATTTACCATTGCGGACGCCGTAATTATCCGGCTTTCCTTATTGCCGCCTTGATAAAACGGGTCTGTCATTGCCCGCATTTTCTTTTTAATAACCTTTTCGTAACCCGCACCGCCGTTGTTACTCTCAACCCATACTTTTTGCGTGCCGTTCCTGTTAATCATTGCCGGAACGGTTACGGTTGTAACGTCCGTATTTTCGTCCGTCATTTCCATATCCGTAATTAAAGCAAATAACAACGGTTCCATACGCTTTGTTTTCTCGTTGAAAATCATGTTGTCCGATTTATAAACGTCATACGTGGCGGCAAACAAAAGGTCGTCCCCCTCATCGGCAACATCTATGTATGCGCCGGAACGTATGTACGTGCCGTAATCGGATTTTTCAACCCATGTTTTGAACGGTTGATATAATCGACCCTCGGCGGAACCGGGGTTGCCTTGATAGAGGCATTGAAATTGTACCGGGTCTAATGCTTTTTGCGCTTCCAACTTTTGCTTACTGTGTCGGCTTTCCCATAATGCCGCCCCCGGTTCCCGTGGGTCTATCTCGGTCGGTTCCCCGGTTTTCAACGCCTCAAAGTTTATGCGTACCCACGCCCCCGGCGGTATGTTATCCAAATCAGCCCAACGGGTTACATCAATGATTATTTCCCCGCTCTTTTCAATGCGCCCTATTAAATCGTCGTCGTGCCATCGGGTAAATACTATAAGTTCTTGGCTATCGTTGTGCAAACGGGTACGAACAACGGTTGTGTACCATTTCCACGCCGCCGCCCGTACTATCGGGCTGTTACCCTCGGCGTAATCCTTATAAACGTCGTCCAATATCGACACGTCCACGGTTTTAGAGGTCAAAGAACCACCACGACCCACAACACGCAACGACCCCTTATGCCCTACCATTTCGATAACATCACTATTGCGTAAATACGTGTTTGCCATCGTTACGACGTTGGAACCGTTTAGATACGTGCCGGGGAACAATTCACGATACCGGGGCGTGTCAATGATACGTTGAACGTCCCGGTTGAAATCCCGTGCAATTGTGGCGGCGTATGAACCTATCACAATCTTTAAATCCGGGTTCAATCCCTCCATGAATGCGGGTAACTTTCGGCTCGACCCCTCC